ATACTTATCTCAACAGACAAAGTAAACAGTTTATTATAAGTCATTCCAGATTGAACTATTGTTCTTGCTGACTCCAAATTTTCTTCCTTTCTTTTTTCAAGTTGCCTTCCTTTATTTCCAGATGGCGTTTGTCCTACATCCATTCTATGGCTATACCTTCTAGTATATTCACCATAAACACTAAAGTCTGAAGAAATTTTGGGGAATTCTTGCCCACCTCTTGGTTTTTGATCCTCATTACCAACTTCTTTTGCTTTTGGACTAAAGGATTGTGTATATGGATTAAAAGTTTCTAGTCTGCCACCATATGCTCCAGAATCCAAATTCTTTTGAACATCTATTGTTTTTAACGATTTATAGTTAATAATTTTAGAATCATATCCTTGTGGTAATAATGTTGAATCGTTGTAGATGAATTTTTTCTTAGGACTTCCAGCAAATAATTTATCAATCGCTCTAAAATTAAATCCATCATAAGTTTCAAAGATTAGATATCCAGCAGAAGACTTCGCTCCTTGAGGAACTCCCATTGTTCCAACTTCCGCTATCAAATCAAATGGTTTTTTACCAGACCCATAAAAATTATATTTGTTTTCTGTAGGGTCACTTATAATATTTTTTTTAGTTTTTAAAATTTCTTTTAAAATAATACTAACTGATTGTGAGATTTCACCATCAAATCTCTGATATACTTCTGACTTTAAAAAATCATTTGCTAAAATTTCTTTTGAGCAAAGATCAATTGTATAAATCATCTGCTCAGATGATGATAATATATTTGAAATTTTGCTAATGTAAAGTGCGTTATTTCCAGTAAATTTTAATGTGTTGTTATCATTATCATTAAAAGTTACTTCAACCCTTTCAAATCCAGATAATTTAAGTTTATATAAAATTGCAATATCATCAGATTTTCCTTCATTATGTCCAGAATCCAAAACTATCAAAGAAAATCTAACAGAATTATCCAATATACTTTCAAAATATGAAAAATCCACAATACCGCCAGATATATCAGCAGTCCCACTGCCTCTATTAGAATGAATGAGACATTTTGATATATTACCTGATTCTGCTTTTGTATTTGGAGTATTACCAGCCATTTTTGAAAGTTATATTTACTATTTAACCAACTTCTACAATAAAAATATGAGTTGTCCCATCAGTATCATATGAAGCACGTTGGTTTAATGCCGCAATATTACCAGAATTTGGTCTATTTGTTGATATTGACGCTTGTGTTCCAAAAGCAGATGGGTGATTTTTTTTAACGGCATCATAATATGCTTTATCAACAGGTTTTCCATTTTTAAAATATTTTCCACCTTCCCTTTCAGTGTAAGTTGTACCCCCAACATTGCTAGAACGTATCACTCTTCCCAACTGTGCTGGTTGAGATCTTGGTGGTTGAGATGAAGTTCCTATTCCCAGAACTCTTCTGACTTCCGCACTAAATTGTTTTTCCCCTGAAGAATTATCTGAATATCCTTTTTGAACTCCACCACCACTAGGTTTATAAAGAGGAACATCAATTGCAAGATTTGAACCATGATAACCACGGTCTCCAGGTCTATATTCACTACCAATCTCAAATCCAGCTGCTCTTAATGCTGATTTTGCTCTCTCTTTATCCGCTTCTGTTCTAAATGCAATATGTTCATGATATTTAAGTCCCCCGTGACCACCTGGGTCATAATTTGACCCTTGAGTAGAATCACCAGTAATATATTCAACAGCATTAAAAAGTCCAGGTGTTGGTGGTTTATATCCAGATGAACTAGCTGTAGGATAAACAACAACCTGACCAGATCTGCGTCCAATATCAGGATTTCTTCCTGTTATATCAGCAATAAATTGTTTATTTAGATTCTCGTGTGCATTATTTGGATCATAAGCATTACCTTTAACTGGTTTGCTATGAGCACCTCTTTCAAATTTATTATAAAAAATACTTGCCGCTTCTTCTGGACTTGAGGCAGACTTTAATTCTCCAGCGATTCCATGATTGTTAATATCTATTGCAATATATTGTGCCTGAACATTTCTATTATAGGGGTCTAATCCTCTATCTTGCGCCCATTTTACAAATTTAGGCCATCTATGATTCCTATCCCATTGAACCATTCCTTCATAACTAGGATTATCAGGGGTTGCAGTTCTATACCCACTCTCTCGTCTTATATTTGCAACAATACCAATTGCTGCATTTTTTCCATAAATTGCTGCAAAATAATCTAACAAGTCCGCTTCTATTTGGGCATTAGACCCACCACGAAGTCTTGCTCCAGGGGCACCTCCTCCAGGTTGAGTTGGATCTGTACGAGGAGTGGTTTTAATATTTAAAATAGCATTTAATACACTTAAATCTCTAGAAAGAGCATTTTCAATACCCTTCATCAATCCAAGTATAGATTCATTCTTTCGTTTTATATCTCTATTATCACTTAAAACTTCACCACCAGATGATAATGCTTGAATTGCTCTTGCAATTTCATTAGATATAGAATTGGAAGATGAATCTTGTACAGAAGCAAACAAACTCGCAAATGCTTTTGCAACATTTCTTTGACTTGTTTTAGATGGTCTATGTCCCAACATTAAATCAATACCCATTGACATAATCTTAGAAAAAACTGATGTCTTGGGTTGTTTTAATTTTTCAGCAGCAGATACTAAATTACGAACTGGTTGTTTATTAAAATCTGTTGTAGCATATAAATCTTTTATTTTTTTCTGACCAGTTGTTAATCCTGGTGTAGTTTTATCAACTTTTAATTTTGTAATTGGTACTGCTTTACTTTTTTTCTTTTTTCCATATTTTAATCCTGGATCACGTCTACTTTTATCTCCTACTCTACCACCTCTTGCTCTGCCTTCAATCTTATCTGGAGACGATTTTGTAATTACATTATAAAGACTAGCTCCAATTTGGTCGCCAATCAATCCACCAATAATTCCACCAATTGTAGCACCAGCAGCTCCTCCAATTAAATTACCAACTACTGGAACCACAGATCCAGCAACAGTTCCAACAGTTCCACCCAACCAAGCACCAAGAGCCTGTCCAACACCAGCACCTACTGCACCTGCTGCAGCTTTACCTAGAGGTTCTTTAAAAACTAAAGACCTAATACCAAAATCAATTAGTGGTCCTACAATTGGAATTCTTCCAGCAATTCTTCCAACATTTTTACCAGCAATTTTAGTCGCTCCACGCTGAACTAATCTTTGGTCTAGTCCTTGAGTAGGTCTGGGTGTTTGACCCCTAAGTTTTCTTAAATTCCTATTACCAAATCTATCTCCATATTGATTATCACCAAACCTTCTTCTATATCTCTCTTGTGTTCTTGCATTAACCCTTCTACCAGACCTATCAAAACCTCGTCTTTCTGGTCCCTTAAATCTTTTATCTTTAAGTGGGTCTTCGCCACCCATAGATGCCATTCCCGCAATAATTGCGAGATTCATAAACTTAGTAAAAGTACTTGTAAACTCAGTAAACTTTTTCTCACCATCATCACCAAATAATTCTTTAATTTTAGATTGAGCCCCATCTACAAGTTTATATCCAAGATCTATTGTCGTAACAAACTTATCAAACATTCCTTTAACAAAATCTTCTATAAATGCAGTTACTGGTTTTATATAATCCAAAAACTCAACCAACTTTGGCAGTAATCTGAATATTCTTAAGACTAAAAATCCTGTAAAGATAGTTCCCAAAAACTGCTTTATTCTATCAATAATACTCATTCCTGGGATAGGAATATTTGGTAGTCCTGGTCCCCTTTTCTTTTCTTTTTTTTGTTCTAACTTATCTTCTTGTTCTTTTCTCTTTTTATTTTCATCTTGTTTTGCACGAAGTTGTACTTTTTTAACGTTAATTTTAATTGTTTTCTTAAGTATATCTTCTATCTTAACTACTTTTTCACGTATAACTTTAATATCTTCAACAACTTGCCTTTCAGGATCGGACAAATCTTCATTATTAATTTGTTGCGATAAATCTACAGTTTGCTTATATTCTGTATTCTTAACAGGGACCAAAAACATTTTTGGTTGAGAAACCTTTGCAACCCTTCCACCTTCATCTGATGCATTTAATAATTTTTTAGCGTCAATAAATGCCATCTTATGCTATCCCTCTTATACCATAAGTCATTATATTTTTAGTACGAGTTGTACTATTGTAAGTTCCAGGGAAAGATGTATCAAGGTCACGAGAACCAACCCCATGTTGTGCTTTAATTTGTTTTTTAGCTTTATTAATTGTTGTAGAAGTAATTTCAATTCTTCTTGTTGGTGGTGAAATATTTGATGCAACTTCAATGTTTTTATTTGGTAGAACTCTAGATTGTGGTCCAATAACTGGTTGTCCACGGAGATTTACATATCCATCTGGTTCATATCCCATTTGTCTCATCATTATTTCTTGGCGTCTTGCGGCACCTTTTATAGTCTGAACATTTTTTCCAAAATTTTTAAACGCCCCACCAACAAATGAACCAGATTGTATTGGTCTTGGTTTTGGAAAACTTACCTGAACTGGGTCATAAGGACTCCAATCTCGTATCATACCTGCTGCCGAAGGAGATTGATTATATCTCTGAACCTGTTGTGGTGAGAATTGCTTTCCAGGAATTTGTGGAAGTCTAACTCGATTAAGATTTAATCCAAGAAATTTATTCCGATATCCCATATCAGCGTATCTTGGTGCCATTACTCTACCAGTTCCAGGCAGTCCAAGATTTCCCAAAAAGTCCAAAGCATTGCCAATAAGACCACCACCAGATGCAAGTTGAATATTATTAACCATTTTAGGAACGTTGGTTCCTCCGCCAGATTTGTTTAATCTTAAGAAAAAGTTTGCTCCATACTTATTAACTGCCTCTTTTGAAATAACAATTTCTCCAGGTCTTGCTGCAATCAATTGTGTATCTTTTCCTGCTCCCGTTATCCTTTGTCCAGAATCTTCAGTTACTTGTGCTCCCCCAGCAAATGCATCTGCTTTTATCGGTTCTTCTTTTACTCTACGAGATAAAATTCTACCACCACCACTTGCGCCTTGAAGAGACCCAAATTGAGTTGTTGGTCCCAAATTACCCACACTAGGGGTTTTATCACCCATAGTATCAGTTCCCTGAACTCCTAAACCTTCTCCTCTTTGTGCTCTTGCTTTATTATCTGCTTGAACAGATGCTGCTTGACGTTGCCCAGTAACCTCATTTGCGGCAATTGCCAATCCAGTGACTGCTAAAGCACCAGCAACATATGGATTTTTCTTTAAAAAGTTCAACAGCATAGGAATTCCCTTCCTTGCCATTGTAAATGTTAATTTGGTTAAAGTACCAATGACTGTTCTAATTAATTTACCAGCAGAAGTTCCAAATAGTAAAAATCCAGCAAGTAAAGCAGGCCACCAATCTTTTATAAATCGAAGAATTGTATCTACTTTATTTTTGTTTTCTGGATTTGCAAACCACCTAAACAATTTTAATACCAAATGTCCAACAAGAACCGTGGTTAAAAATTGAATAATTTTATCTAAAAGACTCTGCACTGGTGATAACATTTTTTTAGCAAGTGCTAAAGCTGCTTTTCCACCTTTTTCTAACAGATTTTCCTTATCTTGTCTCTTCTTCCCTTCCTTTAGTCTCCTATCTTTCTCTAACTCCTTTCTAATCATAGAAATTTGTTGAGACATTAAATCTGCAATAGACTCAACAGTTTTTCTAATCGCAGCAATATCATCAGCAATTGCTGCAAGACCAACTAATTTTTTATCACCTTCTTCTTTTTCTGGAAATGCTACTTTTTGAGCAACAAAAAATGAACCTGTTCTAATTGCTAAAGGACCTCCACCAAATCCTCCAGTATTAACAGTTTTTCTTTTAATTCTAAATCTACCAACTTTACCCTTTACTCGCTTCCACTCATTTGTTAACAACTCTGCTTCTTCTGTTGGTATATTATTACCCGTCATTCTAGCAGCAGCCATTCTCTCCCTTAATAAAGAGAGGTATGTTGCATAATCAATGTCGAAGACATTATCGATCCCTAATAATTTTAATACCCTTTCATCAATATCTTCATCAACAAGGTCTTCTTCATTAACACCTTCATATAATCTTTCTTTACCTGGGGGTTCTTGTTGTGAACCATTAGTTTTATCAGTAGGAACTAATGCACCAGTATCCTTTTCTTTTGGTAATTTTTTCTTAGTTCCTAGATTTTCTACATAATATTCCCACAAGTATAAAATATAACTATTAAACGACTCCCATTCTTTTGAATTTTGTGGTCTAGCATATTTTGGTGACGGATAATCTTTTGTAGATTTGTCCCAAGCACTTAAAAAGATATCTTTAACTCTATCTGCATTTACATTATATGTGTTTGCAATCAAAAATTTAGCAAAGTCCATTCTTTCTGCAAGAATGGATCTCCACAGTCCACGCTTTGCCTGAACAGAAGAATAAGATATAAACTTTTCTACATACTTGGGTTTATCCGCCATTTTGTTGTTGCTTTAATTTCTCTTCTTCTAAGTGAGCCTTCAACAGAGCAACATAAACATCTCGCTCCCATGGCATTAGATTTTCAATTTCAGTTAATGAATATTTATGATACTGCATTAACGCAAAATTTAATTTATAATAATTCTCCAAGTCCATGTGAGAGAGGGCTATGCGAAAAAACTTGATAGTCCCTCCAGAACTACAGTACTTTCAACTCCAGTTTTAGGATTCTTAACTGCAATTTCATGAGATAATTTTGGCATAGTCTCAAAGAACTTTTCAATTTGTTTAAATTGAGATGAATTCATTTGATCTAAAAACTCAACAACTTCTTTTTTAGTTAAATCTGAAGTTGCCCAGGATTCCTCTTCGGTATAAATTTGATCAATACAAGTAGCAATAAGGTCAAAAGATTGTTCAACTGTACCACCAGAGGCAAAATCAAAATTATTTTTAATAAATTGGTCTAATGATGGATACTTCATTTCCATCATAATACTATCATCAACTTTAATTTGTTTATTATGTTCTTCGTTCTTTTTAACACTAATATCATCAATATTAATTTTAACTGGCACTAATGTTTCTTCATCATCTGGACAAATCACATTAACTTCTAAATCTTCACCTACAGACTTTCCTCTAATATTAAGAAATAAATATTCAATATCAAATGTAGGCAATTCTTCTACTTTAATGCTTTTTGTTAAAACACAGTTTTTAATTACGGTTTTGATTGCCGTAGTAATTTGCTTAGTATCTTCACTTTCTAAAGCAAGAACAAGAAGTTTTTCCTCTCTTACCAAAAAAGGTCTATATTGAATTGTTTTACCAGTTGATGGCAATTCAAGTTCATAAGTTGGTGTAGATATCTTAGGTAAAGGCATGATATTCTGATATAAGTTTCAGTATGTTTATTTATCAGGCATTTCCGCCCCCAGTTGTTGTTCTATTATTAGTAGTTCCCCAATTTGAACCAAATCCCCTTAAATTAAATGGTTGCGTTCTAGAGTCATTACTAATATTTCTTTGCAATTCTTGCGATCTTAACTCTGAAGTAACATTATTTTGGGGATTTAATGTGCCAAGAGCACCAGCAGAAGGAACTTCTGGGTTACCTGGAGAGTTTTGATTGCGTTCTTGATTAGCAGATGTTGCTGTTAGTTGCCTATCCACATAATAACGACTGTAAGTAAAAGATACTGTTACTTTTAATAGATCAGACGCATCATAGGATACTGGAATGGAATTTATTGATTTAGGATAAGCATCAACAAAGTTGTAAATCAAAAGAGGTACACCTCCTACAGAAAATCTACTACCTAAATTTTTCTCAAATTTAACCACTTGAAGTGTACCTTTATATTCAGAAGGATACCTTGCTCTAGCATAAAAGGTACTTTGATTCAATCTAGAACTATCCTCTCTAACAATATATCTAAGCCATGCATCAAAGAATCTAATTTGCTGATAATTACTATCCTGAGTTACTAAAAAAGTAAAGTCTATTGTATCATCATACAATCTTCTATAGGCATGTTTTTCAGTAACTCCCATATAGTCAAGAGTTTCTATTGTAGCAAGACTAGACCCTGGAAGATTTGCTTCTGTGCATGTCAGTTCCATCAATGACAAATCGTAAATAATTCCAAATTCAGATCTTATATAATTTGCTAAAGTTGGTTCTCCGTCATTATTTCCTTGAGAAGACCCTTGAGGGGGATATATCATAACTGAATAATGAGAAGTTAAAGCAGGATTAAGAATCCTACTCTTCAAAGTATTCATCGTAACTCCAGAAGATATTGGAGGCGTTGCCATCTAAATAAAGTTAACTGTTTATATTATATGTAGTACACTTAATGAACGAAAGTATAAAGAGCAAGTACAAACCATCCTATCCCCAAAAATATAAAGGAAATCCCAACAATATTATTTGCAGAAGCAGTTGGGAACGAAAATTTTGTGCTTGGTGTGATTTGAATGAAAATATAATTGAATGGGCAAGCGAAGAATTTTATATCCCTTACATATCACCATTAGATAAAAAAATTCATCGATACTTTCCAGATTTTATTATAAAAGTAAAAGAATCGACAGGACATATTAAAACTTACGTAGTTGAAGTGAAACCAAAGAGACAGACAGTTCCACCAACAAGAAAGTCAAGGGTTACAAAATCTTTTATTTACGAAGCAAAAACATATGAAGTAAATAAAGCAAAATGGAGAGCTGCAGAAGAATGGTGTAAAGACCGAAGATTAGAGTTTAAAATTATTACAGAAGACGAACTAGGAATCAAGTAATGTCTAAAAAAACTCTTTTTGAGGAACTAAAAGAAGAAGTAGAAGTAGAAGAAGGTAGATCACCTTTCTTTTATAGAAGAGCATTTCGCAGATTAACAAGACAATATTTGAATAATCCCAAAAAATTTATTCTAGATGAGAGAAGAGATTCTGCTCAGGAAGACCCTGAAGATCAAGACGAAAATTTATTAAGAAGAGTTCCTCGTCAAGGTCACATTTATATGTTTGAATATAACCCACCATTTAAAAAAGATGTTAAGGTATTTGATCCATTTCCTTTAGTATATGTAATATCTTTTGATGGAAAATCTTTTATGGGATGTAATTTACATTACATTCACCCAATCAAAAGAAAGATGGTTCTTGACAATCTAAAAGATGGAAAATTAACATTACCTTATAGTTCAATATCTAAATATATAATAAGTCAAATTGATGGACTACTTTTAGATATTGCATTTAATGAGTGGACTGTCGCCGCCAACTTACCTATAGAAGGATTTGTTTCTATTACAAAAGGTGAGCAAAAAGATTTAATGTTAGAAGATATTTGGAAACAAACTAACAAATCTTTTAGGAATATGTTGCGGGGATCAAGAATATATAAAAGTTATGGTCAAAACGATCAGGATTTTAAAGGAAAGTAAAAATGTCTAGAGCTACAAGACAACCAGGTTCAGTCATATCGAATACTAATCCAGCTCTAGCTAATTCTGACGTTATAATTGGCGGAACTCAAAGATTACAATATCAAGGTCAACTAGACACAAATCAAAATTATAGAGTAGTTTATGTTCCATCAACCAGAGAAACAATAGTCGTATTGCAGACATTCAATCCTCTTGGTGCTGCAAACACACTAGATGCTAATCAAAGAATAGCTACTTTAGGTCCAAATAATAGATGGATTCCTTCAGAATATGCAAACACTTTAGGTGGACAACCTTTAGTAGATGCAATAAACCGTAATGGCACAACTGCAAATAATTTTACACAGTCGGCAAGAATTGCCATAAATCAAGACTCTGTAGATAGAACTGGAAGACAATTAACTTCCCAACAAATGTCTACAGCTCAAACTTCTGCTAATTCCAAATCACCATCATTAACAACCAATTCAAATGTTTTAGGTTCCTCTGCAACAGGTGCTCAACAGCAGCAACAACCACAGCAAGGTAATTCAACTCAACCAGATGGAACAGTACCTCCAGGTGGAACTCCACCAGACCCTCAACAACAAACAACAGATGCTCGTGGGTCTGGTAGTGTAGTTGGAAACAGATCTGCTGCAGCAGATGCGGTGTCTACCGTAGTGAGCATAGATTCTTTAACTGGTTCTGGGCAAGCAGCAACAGGAGGAGCAGGTGCAATAGAGTATCCATTAGCTTTTCCACCTAATATGGATTATATTAAATTTACTGAAAAAAATTACGGGAAGAAAACATTTAGTTCAGAAAATCTATCTTTTAATTCAAGAGCAAATACTGCAACTGGTAATAGTGTTAAATTACCAATACAAACTGGAATTAGTGATGCCAATACTGTTGGATGGAATGAAGAAACATTTAATCCTGCTCAGATAGCTGGTTCTCAATTAGCAATTGGTGGAATACGTGATGGTATGGATGGATTTGTTGGTCAGATTGGAAATGTTGTTGATAAAATGAAAAGTGCAAATACAGATATTGAAAAAGCAATCATTGCATACTTTACCGAACAAGCAGTAGGTGTTCAAATTTTACCTAAGATTGGTGGTGCAATTTTTAACCCAAATACAGAATTATTATTCCAAGGACCTCAATTAAGATCATTTAATTTCTCATTTAGATTTACTCCAAGGTCAAAAGACGAGAGTATAAGAGTGAAGCAAATATTAAGATTTTTTAAATCAAGTATGGCAGCACAAACCTCAGAAAAAGAATTATTCTTAAAAGCACCAAGAG